TCATTTATACGGTTGACGGCTTTGGGTACGGCGAAGGCTTCAACCGCGAAGTGTGGATGCCCGGGGTTCAGGTTCGGATCAAGGACCCGCGCCTCGCGGTTGACGGAACGTTCCTTTTGATCGCATGCGCGTATCGCTTTGCAGCAGACGGAAACGAGGGCGGCCGCACCACCGACCTCACGTTCGTGCAGAAAGCCGCATTCGACCTGATCGAGACCTACCCCAAGCGAAAGCGCGGCCGACCGCTCGGTGATACGTCAGCGCCAACGCTGGACGAGAAAACCGCCCAAGATCGGCAGCACGCGGATTGGAATGTTGTCCCACCCGAAGGGCCGTTGCTTTGATGGACCTACGCCGCGCCGCCAGGCATCTACAGTCGCGCGTCAGCACGATGATCGCGCGCGGCGTAATCTCGCGCGTGAACGATGCGCTCGCCACGCAGGGCCTCCAGGTTGAGCTGCGGCACCTTGAGGTTGCGGACGACGTCGAGCACTTCCAGCCCTATGGGCTGTCATTCCGCCCTGCGGTTGATTCCGAGGTCATTGTTTTGGCCATCGGGGGCGCGCAAGATCACCTAGTGGGTCTCGCAGCGACCGACCGCGCAACTCGACCAACGGGGGTCGAGGAAGGGGAGGGCGGATTGTATAACCCGACGGGCTGGAAGATCTTCTTAGCTGCAGACGATGTCGTGCATCTCGGGGCCCAGTCCGGCGCGGACTTCGTTGCGCTGGCTGCGCTGGTCAAGGCGGAGCTCGACAAAATCCAGGCCACGCTCGGCACAGGCACCACGCCCACGGGCGGGCCGGTGACTTTTACTAGCCCCTACATTGCCGGCGACGTGGCCGCGCAGAAAGTGAAAGCGACCTAATGCTCCGAATCGTCTTCGACAACGTACAGGGCCAGGGTGATCTTTCGGCAGATGAGGAAGGGCACGACACGACGCAGGCCCTTGAAACCGCGGTCCTGCTGAGCCTGCTCTGCGATCAACGAGCGCGGGACGAGGACAACGTCGCCGAGGGCCAAGATCGCCGGGGCTGGTGGGCCGATGCGTATAGCTTTGTTGACAATGACCTGTGGGGCTCGCGCCTTTGGCTGCTAGAGCGCGCCAAAGCCAATACCGGCACGTTGCTCTTTGCGCGCGAAGCCGCCGAGGAATCGCTTCAGTGGATGATAGAAGACGGCATCGCCCGCGAAGTGCAAGTCGAGACGAGCTGGGTAGAGGGCCGAAAGGGATTTATGCGGATTTTGGTTCGGGTGTTCCGCCCCGATCAACTCGCGCCGCAGCTCGTCGGGCCTTGGGAAGTTTACTATGCGCAGTAAAGGGGGGGGGTTAAGTGCCATTTGATCGACCGACATTGCAGACGCTACGCGACCGCTTTCAGCAGGACTTTTTAGCGCGCACCACATCGGGAGACGCGGTGCTCCGGCGGTCCGTCGAGAATATCTACAGCTTCGTCGTCCCCGGAATGACACACGGGGTCTACGGCTATCTGAACTACCTGCAAAAGCAGGTAATCCCAAGCGAGGAAAGCGACCTCGACACGTTGCTGCGGTGGGCGGATATCTTCCTCACGCCTCCGCAAGTCGTCGCGAGCGCGGCCACCGGAAACGTCACCTTTACGGGGACGCCAAGCACTAATATCCCGGCGGGCACCGAGATCGGAAACCGCGACGGCATTACCTTTACGACCGACAGCTCCGTGAACATTGGGGGCGGGGGCGATGTGACCGTAGCCGTAACGGCTACCGCGGCGGGGCTGAGCGGCAACACGTTGGCGGGCGCGGCGGTGTTTTTGTCAACGCCGATCGTCGGGATCGATTCCGAGGCAACCGTAGCCACGGGCGGCCTATCGGGCGGGGCGGACGCCGAGACGAGCGTCGGTGTATTCAATCGGCTCCGCGCCCGTATGAAGACGCCGCCGCGTGGGGGCAGCGCGGGCGACTTTGCGGCCTGGGCATTGGAGACGGCGGCGGTGTCGCGCGCCTTTGAGTTTCCGAACGAACCGTCTCCGAGCTTTGTGACGATCGTGATCGTCGACGATGTATCTGGCCCGGTACCCGGCGCCGCGACGATTGCGGCGGCGCAGGCGAATGTCGACGCGAAGCGGCCCATCATGATGGGCGGGGCGCCGGTCATAGGGCCGACCCCGCAACCGCTAACGCTCACTTGGTCCGGCTTGATCCCGGATACCACCCCGGTCCGCAACTCGCTCGAAATGGCGGTTGAGGATTGGATCCTCACGTCTGGCGAGCCCGAGCTCGTGCTCCGGCAGCCCGATATTGAAAACGCGGCGCAAAGCGCGTCTGGCGTGACGTCGGTGAGCCTCTCTTCGCCGACAATCGATCAGGACCCCGGTCAATATGGAATGTTTACGAGTTTCACTCACATTTACGTCTGAGGCAAGCAATGGATAGAATCGACGACCCGACTGCGGAGCAAAACAAATTCGGGGCCGGCAAAGACGGCTGGACGAACGGCGACCCGACCGACCCCAACTCCGGCACTATTGGGCAGGAGGAGTGGTTTGACGGCGTGCAGGAAGAACTGCTCAACATCATCGAGACGGCCGGCCTCACGCCCGCGGCGCTCGACTTTACGCAGGTGCTCGATGGGCTCGAGATCCTCTACTTGCGCCGGAGCGGCACGAGCAACGAGATGGACATTGCGATCCCCTTTGGCGCAGCCTTTGCGGGAGACTCGCCGCGTATTACTGACACGAACGCCACAACCGATTCCCGGACGCACTGGCTCAAAGCCGCGGCGATCACGGGGAACTTTGTCAACGTCTACACCGAGCCGGCCGGGCTTTCGGTCGCCTTCAATGCGGAATGGAATCAGGGCACGACACAGTGGGATTCGCTCGGCATAAGCGAGGGCCTCATGACGCTCATTGCTAGCGACGCAAACGGCCCCGAGGTGCAGATGAGCAGCAACTTGGCGGCAGGAGTATTTGGCGACACCGTCAGGCTGAACGGGGTCCTCAATCCGGCTACGATCAGCAAGAATCAGCTCATCAGCCAAGCGATTCCCAAGGCAGGCGGCAATATCGTGACGACCACGGGAAGCACGACGGCCACCATTTCGGGCAATTCGTTTGGGCTCGCTAGCGCAACCAGCAGCAACGACACCAACGGAACGATCACCGTGGTGATGGACAACGCGATGACCGATACGGACTTCTTTGTTCAGTGCACGCAAACCGACGCCGCCGCGGCCGGTGTAAGCATGGTGTTCAGCGTGAATACGTTAAGCAGCGCGTCGTTCCTGATTACCTGTTGGACGTCGAGCACCAGCACCGAGGTCGTCCTCTCCGCGGTTTCGGCGCGGCTCAACGTCTTTGTGTTTGGTGAGCAAGCCTAATGGCCGACTGCGAGTTCCCGTATGACTTCCCCTTTTACCTCGGGGGATGCGGCACGGGAACGAGCGAGGCCTTGATCTCGCAATATCAAGATCAGGCGCTGAAGCTGCTACCGCCCGGCCGCGGCATCACGAAGGCCCTTGAGATCGGTGGCGTGCTGACCAACGTCGGAAAGTTCCTCAAGGCGTTTGCCGTCGAGTTTGCCCGGGTGCATGAACGAGGCGCCGACCTTTATCGCGAGTCATTCCCTGGCGATGCAACCGCGGTCGATCTGCTGATGGATTGGGAGACGTTTGTCGGCCTCCCGAATGAATGCACCGCTTACCTGACGACCGAAGCCGACCGGCAGGACGCGATTCTAAAGCGCTTCGCCGTTTCGGAGGGGCAAAGCGAAGCGGACTTCAAGGCGATAGCGCTCGATATCGGATACACGATCGACGTCGCCAGGTACGAGGTTTGGCGCTGCGGCAAAACGCCAATCAGTAAGCCGATCCGGCATACGCCGTGGCTCTTCGCAAGCCAGATGAGCTACGAGACGACCGGCACCACGCAGGACGCCGTGCTTGAGTGCACGCTCGACGAACACAAGCACCTCTATACGCACATCAACTACAACGGCTGGACCGAGGCGGCGACCGCCGGGCTGACCAACCTGCGGCATCATTACGTGCACGGGGAGTTCGTCGAGTCGGGCGGGGAGATTACGACGTGGACCAACCGCGTTACCCCGGCGAACAGCTGGGACACGGGCGGGCCCGACTTGCCCGTAGCAACGCAGGTTTTCGGCTGGAATGGCTGTGGGCTTTACGTTTCGCCAGATGATAAGGAGATCAGCGGACTTGACCATTCGGC